TATACGTAGTATATACGAATATATAGTTAATCTTTTCTTTTCTCTTTTTCTTTTTTTGCTTCTTTTTTTCTTTTTCTCTTTTCTTATTTTTCTTTTTCTTTCTTTAATTTTTTTCACCGAATATTTGGTGGATAGAAAAAAGGTTCGTAGGTTTGTATCGAGATTAGCAACTCAGCATAGTTTTAGAGATAAAAGGTTTTCAACCCCCTGTTCCCTGCTAATCTTACGGGGGGTTTCTTTTTGTTATGGAAAATTTCAGAGTAGTTTGTGTTAATGATTCAGGTATGCCAAGTACATTTCCTAAATCATCTTGGATCAAGAAGGGTTCAGTTTACACGGTTGTGGATGCAGCAAAGTTGGCAAGACAGCATATGGTTCTTGGATATAAACTTGCAGAGGTAGAGATTCCTGCAAACTCTCCATACGAATACTTTTTAGCAAACCGATTCAGACCGTATTCCGATGACGATGCTATCGCTGAAAAATTAGTTGAGGAATTAATTGAAGAATTGGAGCTACAGAATGTTTGATGTATTTGAAAAACTAGATAAGTTCAATGGGATTGTGTTCCATGAAGAAGAACATAAATACTTGTACGATGGTCACGAGTGTGTTTCTGTAACTACCATGATTAAAAACTTTGAGCCGATCTTTGATCAAGAGCTAATGGCGAGCTTATACGCAAAGAAACACGGCTTAGAAATGTTTGATGTCCTTAAAGACTGGGAGAACATTAGAGATCGATCAGCAACTGTAGGTACTGAAATACATAAGTACGCAGAGATGCGCTTTGGTCAGAAGTGCTACACCCCTGATTCTACTCTTGATATTCCTGTCAACCTAATGGGAATGATTGAAGACTTCTACTCTATGGCTAAAGGAAGACTTATTCCTGTAAAAATGGAATGGGTTGTAGGGGATAAAGACAAAGGAATATGTGGAATGGTTGATAAACTATTCTACAATGTCAAAGCTAAAGAGCTTCAGATATGGGACTACAAGACTAGTAAGAAGATTGATTCAAAATCAATGTACAACAAGAAAATGGTAGGTCCGTTAAAGCATCTTGATTCTTGTGAACTAGTCAAGTTTAGCTTGCAATTAGGCATCTATAAAAAAATAATTGAGAAAAATTGTCAAATTAAATTAGGTAATTCCTATATTTGTTGGGTAAATGAAGTGAATGATAGCTTTAAAGTAGTCGATACACTTGATTTAAGTAACGAAGTCGACCTAATTTGGAACGTATATGAGCACATCTAGTGCCTACTCAAGTAACAAGCTTAAACAAGTTTTAGAAAATAAGACTCAGCACTTTATCCTCAAATCTTTCGTGTACCCAGCTTTCGAGCATCACAGAAGAAAATCAGAATATCATCTTTACTGGATCAATCTAAACAAAGGGGCTTTTGAAGAATACCCTAGGTACAAGAATATGTCCTGTAAACTTATGAATAGAAAAGAGCTTAAACTATTCCTTTCTATGCTAAGTGAATACAACGTAGAGGTTGATAGCCGTAATGGTACAGTTTGGGAAAATAAAAAACTAGGCCTCGATAAAGACCTAGTTCTCAATAAAGATTTTATAGAATCTATTTCTTAGCAGCCTTCAAAGCTTCTACTTCAGCAGAAAGCTCTTGGATAGCTTTAACTAAAACAGGGATCAAACGACCTGCCGATGCGTAAATCTTATCCTCTGAAATTTCTTCATTAACAAGTTGTAGCTCTTCTGAGATATTGTACTTCTCTTGAACTGCTTTTAAGTCTTGAGCAATGAATCCACAATCTTTTATATCATGCTTACCATTCTCATCTCTGTCATCCCATATAAACTTAACAGGATTCAAGTCATTGATGAAGTCAAGTCCAATTGGAAGTTCTTCAACATCTTTTTTGTCACGAGCATCAGATAATGATGTGATTGCAGTTACATTACAAGCTAGTGTACTGATTGTTGTGCCACCTAAAATAACAGTGTTACTTAATGTTGCAGATGTGTCAAGACCGTTTGTTCCAATGAGAACATTGTTTGAACCTGTTGTAATATTATTACCACTATTTCCAATACCTGCTCTGTATCCAATTAACACGTTATTAGCACCTGTAGTTACAGCCTGACCTGCTTCAGCTCCAACAAATGTATTGGCATAACCGCTTGTAGCTAAAGTACCTGCATTGTAACCTAAGAAAGTTCCGCTATTAGCTGTTGTTGATGCTCCTGCGCCAAATCCTACAGCAGTAGAATTACTTGATGCTGATTGTAAGGCAAGATTACCTACAGCAGTATTGTTAAATGATGTTGCATTTTTTAATGCCCAAGTACCAACAGCTACACATCCTGTAGTTGAAGCACCTGCATCGTGTCCTATAGCTAGAGATCTTAAAGATATAGGTGCAACTGTACCTTTTACTTCAACTTCGTTTACATTTACAGCGTCATTACCTGGAGTAAATGTATTTATTGTATCTACGTTGATTACACTCATGACTATTTACTTTCTAATAGTTCAACTTTAGCTGTCAATTCTTGAATAGCTTTAACTAAGATTGGAATAAGTTTACCATAAGAAGCTTCAAGTTTCTCAGGATTTGACTCATATACAAGTTTCAATACATCAGCCATCTCAGCATCTTCTTGAGCAGCTTTCAAATCTTGTGCGATGAAACCAAAGTCAGCAATATCATGTCTTCCTTCTTCATCACGCTCATCCCATACGAACTCAACAGGGCGAAGAGCTTTTACAAATTCAAGTCCTGCACGAAGATCAGATACATCTTTTTTATCACGAGCATCAGATAATGATGTGATAGATGTTTGAGCGCAACGAAGAGCATTAATACTATTATTACCTAAAGTAATTTCATTTGAAACACTTCCAGAAGATGGAGTAGATCCAACTCCTATTAAAATATTTCCATTTCCTGTAATATTTCCAGAATTACTTCCTGAATTCGCTCCAATAAATACATTATTTGCACCTTCAGTTAATAATCCACCTGCACTTGATCCAATTGCAACATTACTAGAACCAATAGAGTTGAAAGATCCTGCGTTATTACCAACAAATGTATTTGCTGATCCTGTTGATGTATTTTGACCAGCAGAAGTACCAACTAAAACATTAAAAGAACCTGATGATAAAGAAAGACCAGCATACCTTCCAATTGCAACAGTTTGTCCACCTGCTACAGATGGTGCTGATCCATATCCAACAATTACTGAACTTTGAGATGTAATAACTGAAGAGCTTCCTCCAATTTGTACAGTTGAATTAGGATTATTTCCTTTTACTTTTAAACCATTAACATCAACAACTTGTGTTCCTGATGTAAAAGGTAATACGTTATCTACGTTAATTGTGCTCATGATTATTTATATTAAAAATTACAAAATATTTAAAGTTGTTCCTGTTGGAATTGTTAGTGTTCCACTCATCAATAGTGGTCCAGTGTAATTTACTGTAGCTCCAGCAGGAAGAGTGATATCTTCTGTAATAGCACCTACAATTGTAAATCCATTAGCCCAAATACTTGTTCCAAGAACTTGTTGATTACCACCTGCGTTTAGTTCTGAAATGATTTCAGAAATGTCAGCTACGATTAGCTTTTCATTTAATTGTTGGCCAATACCGCCAATTCTAGATCTTTGTTGAATAGACATAACTTATTAATTTATAGCAAAGATAATTGTTTTTAGTTCAGTATTTTTAGAACCTTACCTGTCCTCTTATCTACTTTAGCTAACTTCATTCTGTAGTTAGTCTCCTTACACTGAACATATTTCGTAATTACGTGCGTTTCCTTATCCTGTGACCTGATATTCTCCGGCTCATACCTAGCGTGTGCCTGCGCATTGATATATGCAAAGCCAATAGCAAAGATGGCATCATCATAATCGTATCTCGTATCGGCAGCTTGGTATCTAGTTTGGCGATGACTCGTTGAACTCTTCAAGTCTTTCTCGACAAATGTCTTCAGCTGCTCCCAGATCCACGGAACATCTATATTGATGCCGTAGGCATCAATCATTTCCTCAATTTTTGCAATAATTCTTGGTGCTGTGTTCGCTTTGTTGGAAATGCCGAACCATTTCCCACCATAAGTTTGGAAATATTCAGGCAACTGCGTGTTTGCGGTGAATTTATGCTTAAATCCGTGTATCTCTTGGAAGTCAACGTGCATATCACCGATGTTATTCTCTACAAGCTCCTTAATACCGCCTCTTCTTTGCTGATCGTAGTACAAACTTTGTAGTAATACCTGTAGATATGTAAATTTGAACTTGCGATCACGGTGAAATACCACGGAAGATACTGTATTTGTCAGCGCATCCCATATGGCACTACACATCATAGAGTGACCTGTCTCAGAGTTGATAGGGTCAGTCCCTTGATACCAGCGATTTTTCCATATTTCGTTTTCAGGCGGATGGTGAACTACCATTGCTGTGGTGGATATGTCTTCTCTTCCTGATGTTGGGATCCATCTCGCACCTGTAATCCTGTATTCAGTGATTAAGTCAGGTGTTGGTTGGGTCATATCCATGATAGGTTCGAAGTATCCGTACTCAATTGGTACATCCTTTCCGTATATACTGTTCAGTCTTTCGTTACAATAATGAATCGGAACGAGCGTTCTTGCTTTTCGCAGGAACATATCGTCAATTGTGATAGGATAATGTTGGTGGAACTGAACTTTAGCGACCTCTCCTTTCTTGGTTCCTTCCAATGCAAGGTATGCTTTACGTTCGTTGTTGATGTGCTCGTCTGTGACTCCTCTTCGTGCATAGGCGTTGAAGAATAAAGGTATGATTCCATACTCGTAGTTTTTTTCCTTCCACTGACTAAGAGCCATTTTGAACTCTGCTTCGAATACAGAGCCCCCTTTATCCATCTCTCCCCCTGTTCCCCATGCTAAGAACTGTTGCTGCATGGTCATTTTGCCAGTCTCAGGGTTGTACTTAAATAAGGCAGGTCGACCTTCACGCATCATCTCACCAAATATGTCAAATAGACCAATCTCATCGATGAATACCGCTGATGGAGATCCACCATTGATAGCATCTACCTGAGGGCTGTCTACTTGGAAGCGAGATGCACCACCTTCGTCACGACCTTTCTTTTCTCCTTTCTTGTCAAACGACATCACCTGATCAGTCCAGTTCTTAACGTCTTGCGCTAAGTAGTCTGGAATCTTGGTGTATGTCCATTTAACTTTATCCCTAAAGATCTCGACACCTTTGTCTTTAGAGTGAGTAACAAATTTAATGAAATATGATTTGTTTAAGTTTACACGTTTCATTCCGGCTAAACACATCGTAGTGGTAAAACCAATCTGACGTGCCTTACCGATCATTAGTGAGTAACCGCAGTCGAATAGGAATAGTAGAACTCTCTGTGCATCCCACGCCTGATAGCGTAGCATACCATTCTCGGCTTTATCTTCCTTGATCCACCCATACTTATTACAGAAGTATAGAGTGTTGTCATTACATTTTTGGATTTCTTTTGCGAGCCAGTTGTATTGATCCTCTTCGTTCTCAAAGTCTGTTAAGAGGGTATCATCTTCTAGCCAGATCCTTGCTTGTTCGCAGTATAAATCAAAGGGCTTAAAACTAATCTTGTTTTGCCATCCGCTGTTTATGGAATCAATCCAATCTACAAATGGCTTAGGATAATCAAACTCAGCGTGAGCAGGTTTCCATTCAGATGTTTTAATTTCCCTTTGAGCTATACCGTCTTTTGATTGACGCATATAGTCTATTTTTTATCCTCTTCTCTTAGTTTTTCCCATAGGAGTCTGACCAGCCAAAGGAGCAGCTGTTCTTTTCTCTACGGAAACAGAAACAGAAGTTGGGCGCAATGTAGGCATAGAGCTCATAGGTGCTTCTTTCTTCTTAATTGTACTAGCCATATATTGTCCTTTTGATCCAGGAGAGTATTTAGCATTCATTGCAGCTCTTTCTTTTTCAAAATCTGATTTTGATTTATTAAGGGCTGGATTTGGTCCAATAGTTTTAGTATACTTTCCTTTTTTGTCATCATTTGACATGGACGCTGCTTTACTTGCAGCTGCTTGAATTTTAGCTTTTAGATTCATGATTTGCGTTTTTTAAATTTAGACATTATTTTTTCTTTGGCCTCGGTCTTTTTTGATTCACGTTTTTCGTGTTTAACCATAGACTTTTTAGATGGATACTTTTCTTCTGCCATAGATCCTTCGTATTCCATCAATGCTTTTTTAATTGCTTTACCTTTCATTAGTCGCAGTATTTTTTATCCTTAGTATTCTTGTACATTAACTTGAACTTAGGTTTACAAGCGCATGACATATCTTCGCTAAGGGTGTTAGGTGAAGCAGGTCTGCCTTCTACACGGCCTTTATCTGTATAGCTTCCGTTTTTCTTCGGGTTAGATGCCCAGTACTTATCTCCTTTCATATCAATGTATTTGTCACAAATATATGAATAATTGTTATAAAAGAAATAAGGGGGCTATTACACCCCCTTAGATCAAAACAAACAAAACAAAAAACAAGAGTACCTTAAACAACAAAGGTGTTACAAATATAATAATTTTTAGAATGGAAACTTAATACTGTCAATTAATTTTTCAGTTCTATCAGTTGAACTGTCTCCATTAGTTCCTCTTACCCTTCTAGTATATATGGTTAGAATCCTTCCACCGATAGGTTTAACAGGTGCGCCACGCTCAACGTGCCATCCTTTTGATCCATCACCGTACTCTTCTTTGTAAGTACCGGTAATCATCATATGGATTTGCTTATGTTTATTTACCCACCCATCGATAGCGTTGTGATCAACAGTGTCACGCACTACATTGGTGCACTTATTCTCGTGGATATGTCCCATGCTGAACACCTCAAAGTCCTCATACATTTCTAGGGCACGAGTAAGATTGATCTCACCACGTGTAACCATACCACCGCCTCCACTTCCATGGAAATATTTGATCTTGGTAGAGATTCTTCTATTTGTTCTTACATCCTGGTTAACGATTAACCATCCACCATACCCTCCGGTCTGAACATTCGAATGATTCTTGTAGTTAAGTAGGTCAACGAATCTCTGTAGCAAATCTGTCTCCTGACGTTTCAGCACCGCAGTCTCGTGGTTGCCGTATCCGATAACCGTAATTAAGTGAGCATAGGGCGAAAAAAAATCCACCGCAGTTTCTACGATGGAATCTAGGTATCTAATATTATTGTGCTCAGGTCTGATGTCAGATTTAGTACCCCTCGGGTCCCATTTTCCCTGCATAAGGCAGAAGGTATCTCCGTTGAACATCATCGGAATTGATTCTTTTAGGCAGTAATCTAGGTGTCTTCTTAGTAGATCCCAATCGCATTTAGGATTGTCCCAGTGGATATCTGAAAACATAGCGATCTGTACTTTGGTTCCTTGAATCTTTAATTCGTGGATGTTCTTCGAGTGTCTAATTAATTGCATTACTCTAGTGTTGGTGAATATTCTATATCTAATTCTTCATTCCTCTTCGGCATACGGTCAAACTCCTTTACGCAGTAAAACATTTTTTTGATTGTACCCTTGTAGAAATAAATGGGGTTGACCATGTAGGTTCTTCTATTTTTTTCGGATGTAAATCTAATAATATCTTTGGCACAAAGTTCTTTGATGCTGTTCATCACAAACTTCATATTCATGTCCGATAACTGTTGGATATCACGCAAACTGTAATTTTTGATTAAATTACCGTAGTTCATTTGCTGACACATCAGCCTAAGAATCTTATTTGACGATGGCTTGATTTCGTTCATTATAGATAACGACTCGGTAAACGTAATCATATATCTCATCTTCTTCCTGCGTAGCAGGTTCGCAATAACTTCATCAGCCTGCGAGTTGTAACCCTCCGCAATCTGTACGAATTCTCCCTTTTGATTTTTATAGTAAAGATCGAGTCCCTTTACTTTCTGATTGATTACCCTATCCGCTTCTAGCAGAATCAAGTCGAATACTATGTTGTTCATTTTTTGTCTTTGGATCGGATGTTCCGATCTACGATAATCGTGTCTACGTTAATTTTAATTTTCTTCAAATGCGATATGGTTTGCTTATGGCGTGTATGCTCATAAAAGATCAATCCATTTAGAGCCCTCCCGAATTCAGTAATGCTCATATCTCCTTTCATCTTGTTACAATCACCACAGGCAGGTACCTTATTTGCATTGCTTAATTTACCGCCACGACTTTTAGGTATCAGATGATCCACAGTTCTACTATAGTCATCCAACGTGGTCTTACAATAAGCACAGACACTTAAGTCTACTCCATCCTTGGTAATCATTTACTCAGCATTAAAATATCCAAATCCTCCATTGTCTCCTCAATAGTAAAATCACCAACAACAGTTCTTATGGTTGTATGCATTCCATCTTCAGAACTATTCCAGGCAATGATCTCACTTACCTTAACTCTAAAGTCATCAAACTCATTAGCACTAGGCAAGCCAAGATTAGCTAATTCATCATCAGCCTTAAAGCTACATCGAGTCAATAAAAATCCATTTACTACTTTCATTCTACAAATATATAAATAAAATTTAAGAAAACAAGCACTTTGTATACACTTTTGTCAGAACAACTTGTTACCACTTTTTACTATACTAACT